ATTAGTTTGGTCTATTGGTCAAATCGTATTTGAAGTAATGGTATGGGAACATTTAAAACAACTAGAAGCAGAAGGATTTGACATATCTGGGTTTGCTGAAATAAAAGATTACTTTGTAGATAAAAATGGTGTACCTGTTATAGTTCAAGAATATTGTCATTGTGATGACGAATTAAGAAGTACACTTCCAGATTATAATGGAGATATATTTGAACAAAAGAATTGTAAAACATTAGAGGCACTTAGAGAAATGGGTTTCTATCTAAGAGATATTAGATATGGAAATATAGGCTATAATAAAGATGGTATATTAAAATGTTTTGATTTTGGTATATCAGATGATAATCCTATTGAAAATTATGACCCATATAGTGATTATGAAGAAGGTAGTGATACTTATAGTTATGAATACTAGGAGATGATAAATATGGAAAAAAGATGGTTTGTTACAGGGGACAAACATGGAGATATTACCCCAATATTACAATTTATTGAAAGATTTGGATTAGGTGAGGAAAGTAATATTATAGTATGCGGAGACATGGGAATTTGCTGGAGTGAAAGTCAATTTGATCTAGAGGAAACCGTTCGCACATATGAAAAATATTGTAATGGTGTTAATTTATTCTGGATTGATGGAAATCATGAGAATTTTAATATAATTAATGAATGGTATAAGGATGCGGACGCTGGTTGTTATCATGCTATATCTGACCATATTACTCATATGTATCGAGGCACAAAAATGACAGTATCTTTACACGGAGATGTCAAGACTATGTTATTCTTAGGTGGAGCTGATAGTGTAGATCGATTCTGGCGTAGAGAGGGACTAGATTGGTGGCCTGAGGAACAAATTACTCCAGATGATATACAACGTGTTCATGCAGACCATTATGATTATGTATTTACTCATTGTTGTCCATTCTCAGTATTTGAACATAATCGTGGATTTTTATGCAATATGTATGCAAATATAGATAAATTTAATCATACATCTGAAAAAATGCTTGACTTATTATGTAATAAGATTACATATGGAGAGTGGTTTTTCGGGCATTATCATGCTGATATCCGCCTATCTCCGCAATTTAGATGTGTATTTAAAGATTTTATAGAATTATAGGAAGGAAATGAATATGAAAAAATTGTTTAGAAAGATTACTTTAAGAAAATATGCTGATTGTTTAGACGAAAAAACATATAAAGACTTATTATCTGTAAGAGGCTTTATGATTCTTTATAAGAATCATACATGGGCTTTTGTTAATGATATATATGATGTAAAGCAAATACTAGAAACTGAATGTGATAAAGTAGATTGTATTTTCACAGATCTAGATAGAATTAATTTAAGCACAGAAGTTATCATAGATACTAGTAAGATAGAGGGAATAGAGTAATCTATTCCTTTTCTATTGATTTTTTTAAAAAAATATATTATAATATGTATGTAAAATAAAAAAGAAAGGATTTGATTATTATGGCAGATGTTAAAATATTTACTGATAATATAGAAGGTGAAGCACTAAATCAAGTATATACATTAGCTAAATTACCAGCTTTTGAAAATGCAAAAGTTAGAATAATGCCAGATGTACATGCGGGTGCCGGCTGTGTGATCGGGTTTACCGCAGATTTAGGTGATAAAGTTATACCAAATATAGTAGGTGTTGATATAGGATGTGGAATGCGTGTCGTAAAGATTGGTAATATCGAAATGAATGAAACAGAATTCGCAAAATTAGATTCTGTTATTCGTGCTTATGTACCAGCTGGACATGATGTACATACTAAAATAAATACATCTGCTATGAATAAATATGTTGAACCATTATATTGCTTTAAAGATTTACGCAATTTAGATAGAATAGGTGGATCTATGGGTACATTAGGTGGCGGTAACCATTTCATAGAGCTAGACTCTGATGATAATGGGGACAAATATTTAGTTATACACACAGGTTCTCGTAACTTAGGAAAACAAGTAGCTGAAATATATCAAGATATTGCAATACAAGAGATGTCAGGAGCGAATCGCTTTGAAGCAGATCGTGATGCATTAATCGCTGAATATAAAGCTACTGGTCGTAAAACTGAAATACAAAAAGGTTTAGCACAATTAGTTCAAGAATATGCTAAAAAAGCACCAAAAATACCAAAAGAATTATGTTATTTAGAAGGCGATAACCGCTTACACTATTTACATGATATGGATCTATGCCAACAATTTGCAGTTCAAAACCGTCAAACAATAGCAGATACTATCTGTAAAGCAATGGGTTGGACTCAAGTTGAAACTTTTGAGTCAATACACAATTATATATCTTTTAAAGATAATATAGTTCGTAAAGGTGCTATATCTGCATATGAAGGACAAAAAGTAATTATACCAATGAATATGCGTGATGGCTGCATAATAGGCATAGGTAAAGGTAACGTAGACTGGAATCAATCAGCACCACATGGCGCTGGAAGAATCATGTCTCGAGCTGCCGCAAAAGAAAATATCAACTTAGAAGACTATGCTGCATCTATGGCGGGAATATTTACAACTTCAGTTAATCAATCTACTATTGATGAATCACCATTTGCATATAAACCAATGCAAGAGATAATAGACAACATAGAAGGTACTGTTGATATAGTTACTATAATTAAACCAATATATAATTACAAAGCATGTGAATAACATGCTTTTTTTATTGATTTTTTTAAAAAAATATTATATAATATATATGTAATAAGAAAGGAATGATATATATGTGGAAAGCAGAAGAATTATTTGAATGTTTAAAAAGAGAGGCTACAGATTCAGACTTAAGAGAACTATTTAAAGCCTTTATTGCTTATATTACAAATATTCAAGAATATACAGACAATATAGATGAAAAAATGGAAAAAGTTGTAGATACTTATTATGATACAGATTATATGTGTTTTTTAAGTGAAGAACTTTATGATACTGTTGATGCTGTTGTAAAAGGTGAAACTTATGAATAAATATATAATAATAGATAGAATGGAACATAATATATATAGATATAGAGATGAGATCGAATTAGGTTTTGCTCTTGATATGTTATTAGCTCCAAGAGATAGATTAGAAATTCCATATAAATTAACTTATTATAATAATGGAAAAGTAATTTCAATTAGAAGAGGTTAATTGATTATAATTGATTTTATTTAAAAATTATAATATAATATATATGTAATAAAGAAATAAATTAAAAGTTAAACTTTTAATTGAGCATCTCATAAGGATACAGTAAAAAAATCTAATTGCAATAGATTTGAGAGAACGGGAGACAATAGTGTAAATCCAAGATTCGAACAGGTTACTAAAAGTCTTATACAAACCAAAGAGTATCACTGTAGGTGGCCACTTACTTATGAGATAATCAATTAAGAGTTTAACTTGAAATTTATTAAAAATTATTATATAATATATATGTAAAAAAGAAAAGTTGAAACTTTTCTTTCCAACTATAAGCATAAAGCCATGGTTAATATATGAGATAATGCATTATCAAGTATATGAAGCGTTTATAGTAGGAAAGAAGAGCTTCAACGGCTCTCAAATGTATCGGGGAAGCGAACCCCGCCACTACTTCTATGAGATACGAGCGAGTAAGCCTTAGATGTAAATCTAAGGGCGAGAACTTTCCCCGGGAAGGTCAATTTCATAAAGCGTCATGTGAATAAAAAACACTAGCTGCAGCAAGCATATGTTTTTATGAATTAGGGTGTTATAGGGATTATAACTTAAAAGTGTATTCGTTTCGTGCTGCCCAAAGATATCATTATTGATGTATGCATTACCCTTTATATCGGGTTTGAATAGATATAATGACTTTTGTTAGCGAGTTTTCTAATGAAAAAGGGCTATATATTAATCCTGTGGTACACTCTCCACCACGTGAGACGAAAGAGAAGTTATGATGCTCATCGGAGGATACGCCTCTCCAACAAAGCGAAAAAAGGTAAATGACGGAAGTGGTCTCCTAGTTACGTTGGCGGGAAGCTCGATCAAGCGATCCCCCAAGCCGCCTGCCGCAAGGTGGTATATAAATTGGTGCGGTGGAGTTGAAAAATACTTAGTGTCAGTTAGTGAACAACGACCTTAGGGGAAATCACAAAAGTACACGACATGTCTAAGAAAAGTATTCAACTTTTCTTAAAAAAGAGTATTATTAAGGAAGATATAATAGGAGTTGGGATCCGCTTGGCTATTGTATATAACGAAACTTCCAAAAGATTATATTTCGTTAATAATTTTCATTCTAATGAAAGTGCGTGCGGTCGCAGTGTCATGGGGACTTAATAACCGCTTAGAATGATAATAATACTCTTCTTTAAGCAAAGTTGGTTGAAGTGATTTTGTACATTAAAATCAGTACAATAGGAGTTTGGCATCAGTTTTCTCCTTTATCAAAAAAACTTTATTATATATCTTTAGGTTGCTGGTTACCCCGCGTGAACTATCTCTTATTTATAATAAGATTGTCTACCAAAAACCTTCTAAGTTGATAATAATTAAAAATTATTATATAATATATATGTAATAAAGAAAAGGAGAATTGCCATGTTAAATCAAGCGATTTTGGTTGGCAGAGTAAAAGAATTACAAGATGATAAAATAACAATAGCAATTCCTAGAAGTTACAAAAATGAAGATGGTGAATATGATACCGACTATGTAGATATTCATATGCAAGGAACTATTAAAGAAAGTGCAACTGAATATCTAAATAAAGGTGATATTGTAGGCATCAAAGGTTCTTTGAGTACAAATGAGGGAAATGTTTGAGTTAATGCTGAGAAAATTACTTTCTTAAGCTCTCGCCATAATGATGATGACGAAGAAGAAAAGGAAGATTAATTAAATGGAATTAGCAATATGCTAATGATTACCTTCTTACTTGGGGAGACTGCGGCGGTGATGTTCTAACCCCATAATAAAAGTAACATGAAACCGACCTCGCGGCAGGTGAATAATAGCCGCTTCATTTTGCAAGAATAAAAAGTTATATAGATAGCTCGGGAGTCTTATGATGTAATATAGTGGGGATAAGACAGGCTGATCGATGATAAGGGCGCGGTTGGCACGTATATAATTTTGGTAGGGAGAGGTTATGTTTCACTTGCTTCTTCCTGCTAAAAATCTTAGTTGATTATTTTAAAAAATTATTATATAATATATATGTAATAAAGAAAGAAAACATATATTTTTATAGATAATATAAGAGCAAATTAAAAGCGGGCGACCAGATGGTGAGTACCTAGAGGGTAGTAAAGTTGAGTATAGGTGCTGGCAGTTACTTTACAGACTGAGCGTAATTAACTCAGTAATTCCATATTTGCTCTTATACTATCTATAAAGATAGTGGGTTTCGGATAGCTGGACTTCTAGCAAGTCCCCTTCCCATATAAAAAGTGATAGACTTAAAAAGTAATAAGTAATCAGGGTGCTTCGGCAGAACGAGGATAAAAAGATTGTCCTGAGCCTTAAACTTATTTATTGATAATTATTAAAAATTATTATATAATATAATTGTAAAAGAAAGAAATATATATTTATTACAATGTGTTTAATAGACATGGAAGAGTTTTCCACGAGAATTGGAACGAAAGATTGGGGACGCCCTGTGGTGTAATATAGTAACACGCTTCCGAAAAACTATTAAACATGTTGTAATACATATATATTGATAATTATTAAAATTTATTATATAATATATATGTAATAAGAAAAAGGTTTGGCAACTACCGTATTCAATAAGTTGTAGGGACTTGGTACTCTTTGTAAGTGTTGGTATCCCAAGAGCATCCCGTAAAGTCAATGTAAACTTACAAATATCCAATTTTTTGTAGAAAGGTGTATAAGAGGTGATTAGAATGGAAAAAATGACTAAAAGAGAAAAATTTGGAAGATTAATCGAAATCGTAGAAGGAGCAAATGTTGAAGATGCAACTATGTTAGTTGATTTCTTAAATAGAGAAATCGAGTTAGCTTCAAAGAAAAGAACTGGAGAAACTAAAACTCAAAAGGCTAACAAAGAATTAGTTGAAAAGATTTTCGACAGAATGGTTGAAGCTGGTAAAGCTATGACTGCAACTGAAATTTTCGAAGCAACTAAAGATATAGAAGGTATTACTTCTGCTCAAAAAGTTACTGCATTAGTTAAGAAATTAAAAGATGCTGGTAGAGTTACTAAAACTGACGATAAGAAACCTTTATTCGCAGTAGCAGAATAATATATATAGTAGAGAGTGATTTAACTCTCTTCTATAAGACTTTAAAGGTACTCGGTATAAACAAGTATTAAAGTCTTATAAAAGAGAAGTTAGTCTATTAAACTGTCTCTTTGAGGAGCGCTGCCTCGGATAGCGTAGTCTTACTGCTTGAATGTTTATGGAAGCGGCGTCTGGTTACTGGTTACCAGTTGAGAAAGGGTAATTGAAAATAGACAGCAATTACAAATCAGTTCAGTGCAAGAGCGGAGTGTACAATCCCTTGCAATAAGATTTTGAGCATATGTTTAAAGTCTTATTGGAGGGGATGACATTAACTTATATCTGCCTCCAGTTTTCAAACTTTTTGGCTATAAAAAGTGAGTTCTTCAGTACTTGGACTTTAAAAGGACTGGCGATTACAGCTCTATCGATAAGAAGCGGGGTAGTTATCCACTGTCGCCTCGATATCAAGCATGCTAAGGTTAGTTAATAATAAGTTGTTAACTAGCAACAGTGACGGAAGGCATATACGTAGATGCCTTTTTTATATGCGGCAAGGTCGGCTCTGAGATCGGATGATCAGGGTTTCCGCACATAGATCTATATTTACCGATTTAACTTGATTTTTTAAAAAATATATGATATAATATTTATATAATAAAAAAAGAAAAGGAATGGTGATTAATATGGAAAACTATGTAATCGATGGTAAAATAACTACTATTACTCTTGAAAATGGTAAGGTTGTAAAGGTTATGACTTCATATCTACAAAATATGGTTAAAAACCTAGAAATTGATATGGATGAAGCAGTTTTAACTTGGCTTGAAGATGAGGGCTATATTTACAATGATGAACAAGAGGAATTAGAAGAAAAAGCGAAAGACAACAAAGTATTAGCATCATTAAAAAGAAACGCAAAAGGTGAAAAGAAATCAACAGAGAAGAGAACTCGTGTTGTTAAAGAAAATCCAACAAAAGAAGCTATAATTGCGGAAATCGCAAAAACTATCCAAAATATGGAGGGTGCTTCTGATGTTGTTATAGAGAATAAAGGCAAGATTATAACTTTTAAAATGGCGGGCGAGGAATTTAAAGTAGACCTTGTTCAAAAACGTCAAAAGAAGCAATAATATTTAAAATCCAATTTTTTCAAGGGTTTTATTGAGACGAAAAAAGATTATAATTAAGCGAAAATCACGAATGGAGAGGAAGCAAATGTTGCAATTTTTCGTATTTTTATGGTTTAATAAAAGGGTATGATTAAGTATTAACCCGATAAAAAGAGCCATAGATCAGCCATCTCCGCTTGTTGAATATGGAGAATTTGAACATAGAGATTTAGGCATATAAACTAAATCTCTTTTTATTTTATTTGCGGGGCAAATTCAAACAACTTTTTTGTTTGAATTTTTAATATATAATATTCGGGGTGATATTATGACATTAGAAGAAGTAGCAAAAAGATTCGGGGTATCTGAAAAGTCTTTAATAGGGGCATTTCCGCGCACTCAGAAATCAATATTAAAAAAATGGGGGCTACATTTGATTAAAAAAGGGCGTGGATCAGGGGCTATATACGAGATTGAAGAAGAAAAGACCGACGCCCGCGCATTAACTTTATATAATGAAATAAAAGATGATATTGCTTTTGATGAAGAGAGTATTAAATTAATGACATGACCATTCCTAGTATTCTTAACAATTGTAGCAACTCCAATGTTGGTTTTCCGCGGAAGTTATGAAGATTTTTTAAATTATATACAATTAAATGTAACCAAAGAAAACCTAGATGAATTAAAAGTAACTTTACAAGAATTAAGTGATAATGAATATATATCATATACAATAGATAAAACAGATGAAAATTATTTCGTTGCCGCGCTTTACCGCAAAAGAGAAGAACAGATGCATATAGGAATAGGAATGGTTAAAACATGTAAAGAAATAGCGGATTCCGCACATAAAAGAAGTTGAGTTCCTATATTAAAGACTTGAATAGGTATGCAAATGATGGCGGAAAAGAAATTATTTAAAAGAGAAGATCTGATTGCCGCAACTGGATTATCTTTATATCAAGTAACTGAAAGTAAGAAATTATTAGAAGAGAATGAAATATTTAAAACAACACAGGTTTATGCAGATTATCAGATGTGTATTGGTTCTACTGTTGAGCTAAATGGATTTTATAATTAAGCAAAAGTAGTATTTTTGTTTGAGTTTAAATGGTTTACTTGACGAATAATATATTTTATATATTCGTCAAGTATTCTTATTAAATCCAAACAAAACATTCATGATGTTAAGTATTTTTATTAATTCCAAACAAAATAATTAAAGTTTTTGATATTGGTGTATGGTGTAAAAAATTAGTATATAAGAGTGTTAATTGATATATAATAAAAAATTGGTATATGAGAGTGTTAATTGCGTCCGATCGGCACACCCCGCAAAATCAATTATATATTATCGTTAAATATTTTTTTATCGTTACCCTTATATAATATAAAATGCGCATTAGCGCTTCTTTTATTTTGCTTTAATTTATTTATTTGACTAATATAATAAATTATATTATAATATATATAATAGGAGTGATTTATTTATTTATATATATAATAATAATACTTTCCCATTATAATTATAATATATTTTTAATAATAAATCAAGTAATAACTTTTAATGTAAAGTATATATATTATATTATATATATTATATATTATTATGCAAAAAACTCTGCCATTCACCGATCGTATAATCGATCAGATCTAAATGTTGCTTGCTCTTGCATATGATGCGGCGACCCGATCTACCGTTCACCGTAACCAGATCTTGTGGGATATTGATCGAGACTGCCGCATCCAACTTTATCCATAAAAAATTCGCATATACGCGCCTTGACCGACTTTACGGACTGATCGCGGCCATATACGAAAGCAACGATCGATACCCGATCTAAAACCTCGAACAAATGTTCGGTTTACGCGACTTGACATGTAAAGTTTTAGGAAATGTAAAATTTGTGTAAAATTAGCATTTTTCACTTGATTTTTTTATAAAAATGTGATATAATGGAATTTCGGCGCCCTCCGCCCGCCCCCGAGCCGCTGATTTACATTCATTTTACATGTAAAGTAATAAAAAAATAGGCATTTCCGCCTATTTTTGCATGAAAAAGTCAAGAAAACTATTCATTTTCTTGCTTTTTTGTTCTTTTTTCGACTAAATCTAACTTAAACTCTTTACTATTGTAAGTAAAAGTTATTAATTTGCCGACATTTTCAACATTTACATTAGTTGCATTTAATTCTTGAAGATAATTTGCAATAGCACTAATTAAATGTTCTTTATCAGGATTAGGTTTGCGTTCACGCACTACTTTTTTGCGTTCAGTTTTTTCTTTTGCAAGAACCTTTACTCCATTATCTTTTGCTTGTTTTTCAAGTTGTTCTTGTTCTTCACAAGGAGTTAATAAGTCCTTATCGTCTAACCACATTTCCAATGCTTCAAAAACACTAACACTTAATTGCTTTTGTGCGTTGTCAACATAATCTTCACTGACAAAGTATTTTTTGCCATTTTCTAATGTAATTATGTATTTGTTTTTTTCTTTTGTATAGTCCCAGTCCATACTAATCACTCTCTTTCTTACATTATAATTATACTATACTATTATTTATTTGTCAATACTTTTTTTAATCTTCTTTAATTTCTACTTTTGTAATGTCTAAATGTCCTTTTACTGTAATAGTAAAACTTTTTTCTTCATGAAGACACGCAGGACAATAGGCAATAAATCTAGTAATTAATTTATTATTTTTAGTTTTGTAAATATCAAAAATTGTATCAATTTGGTCTACACATTCAATATCAGTAGAACCACAATTAGGACACTTAATTTCTTTACCACTAATTTTCATACTATCACCTCTTACATTATAATTATATCATAACTACAAAATAAGTCAAGTACTTTTGTGAAAAAAATTAAAAAAATTTTTTTGCAATTTTTAGTTGACAAATTCCTAAAAGTGTGGTATAATAGGAAAATTGGTCCGCGGCGACCAGGCGCGGACCATTCGAGCAAGTAAAAAAGGTTGACGCTTGGTGTCAACCTCCCCAATTTTGGCAAGGTCTTTTGTCCGCCTCCAACTCTCAATCTCTCTCAGGTTGGTTCACGAGTTCAGTAGTTTTTCCAAGCCCTACTAAAAGGAAGTAAAAGGGAGGTTTTTTATTTCCTTTTAGTAAGGTTTGACCCTTACTATTGATTAAGCAATTTTGAAATAGGCAACGCCTTTAGTTTCAACTCTAACAACTTTGTTATCTTTTGCTAAATCGTTGATTAATCTTGATAATTTTTGATTAGTCATTGTTTTTTGGTCTTTGCCAAAAGTTAATTTTCCAATCTCAGTTTCGTTGATTAATTCAGTAACAGTTTTTGCTTTATCTAAATCAGATAAAATATCTAAGATTTCATTTGATAAAACAGCGTTTTCTTTTTGTGTAGCAGTTTCACCCCTAGACACATTTTTCTTGTCTAATAGTGCTAATTCCTTATCACAGAAAGCAACGATTTCAGCGTTATCAGCGTTTACTCCTTTAATCATTTCAAACATTTGTCTTTTAGTCATTTTCTTTTCCATAATATCTACCTCTTTCCTATTTTTTAATGACTTTGTAATAAGTGTTTGTTTCCTTATTACATTTATATTATATCACTTTGTAATAAGTAAGTCAAGCATTTTTTTTAATTTTTTAAATATTTTTTTAAATGCTATTTCCTTTCTTTATTACATTATAATTATAACAAATTATAATTTAAAAGTCAATAGTTTTTTTAAAATATTTTTAAATTATTTAAATGCTTTCCTTTCTTTATTACATTATAATTATAGCATTTTATTTAAAATAAGTCAACTATTTTTTTCATTTTTTTTAAATTTTTTTAGTGCGGATGTGTGGAACAACGCCGCCGCGTGTATCGGATCAAGATCTTTTGGGAGTGTCAAATTAATGTCAATAGATCAATTTTCTCTTGACTTTTGCCCCTTAGTGTGCTAGAATAGAAAAATCGGCTCGTGTGGCCTGCGCACGAGCCGTCAAGTAAATGTAAAATAAAAAAAACTTGACACTTAGGTTGTCAAGTTTCCATACCTTTTGGCTGTGGTGAAAGTCCACAATTGTGTTGTATAACCCCTTGCTCTCCCGCTTCAAGCAATAGAACTTGGGCATGATAAGGTCCGCCACGCAACCTTAGGATTATCCTAAGTCCCTAATGTAAAGATTTAATTTGAATGTCAAGTCTTTACATTAAGGACTTAAAGTCCTTAATTTTAATTTGCCTTAAAGTAAGCAACACCTTTTGTTTCAACTCTTGTGATTAGGTTTTCTTTAACCATATCATTTACAAGTCTTGATAACTTTTGGTTAGTCATTGCTTTGCTATCTTTACCGAATGTTAACTTGCCGATTTCAGTTTCGTTAATTAATTCAGTGATAGTTTTTGCTTTGTCTACACCTTTCATTAAATCAAGTATTTGAGTTGATAATGCTTGATTTTCAATTTGAGTTTTGCTTGGAGCATCACTCTTTGAAGCATTTTTCTTGTCTAGTAATGCAAGTTCGTGGTCGATAAAATCAACTAATTCTTGATTTCCTTCCACTACATTTCTTAATTGTAAGAAATGTTCTCTTTTAGTTATTTTCTTTTCTGCCATTGTAATCACTTCCCTTTCTTTATTTGGCATTGTAATAAGTTAACTATTTCTTATTACATTTATATTATAACATAATCATTTAATTAAGTCAAGTATTATTTTTACTTTTTTTAATTTTTTTGATTATGTAATAACCTTTCTTTATTACATTATTATTATAACAAATTAATCATTTAAAGTCAAGTATTTATTTAAAATTTCTTTTAATTTTTTCATTTTTTCTTTAATGGTTAATTTATTGTCAATACATACATTATGAAATTGTTCTTCTAATTCTTTTTTCATTTTTATTTCCCTTTCTTTATTACATTATAATTATAACTCTATTTAATTTAAAAGTCAACTATTTTTTACAATTTTTTGAAAAAAGTTTTGGGAGTGTAAACTTTACATGTAAAGATCAATTTTTTCTTGACTTTTTCGCTCAGGAGTGGTATAATAGATTTTTCGGGCCGCGGTGGTTGTGCGCGGCCCGCTTGGCAATTTTGGGCAAAGAAAAACACGCGGTTGCGCGTGAATTTCGTCTCAATTTTTGTTTGGTGTATCGGGTGTTTGTTGGAACGACACTTGCTGACCCTTTTCGGTTGCTAGCAAGTGCTTACAGGTGTTAGTCAGTTATTCGAATAGTGGTTGTTTTTGTAATATTCAAAAGACCAATGTAACCTTTGTTTAGGTCTCACATTTCTACACGATTTAGGGTATCACCCGCGAAGAGTGAAGTCATTTCCGCAAGTAGTTTATCTTTTGAATTGTATACACCACTTATGACATTATCACCAGTAACTAAAATGTATAAAGTCATTTTTTTTGCGTTCCTTTCTTATTTATATAAATATTATATCATAAATTTTTTAAAAAATAAAATAAACGCGGAAACCCCGATATTTCCGCGTTAGTCTAGGTTATGAGTGATAAGACCGAGCATTTCCGCAAGTTTATTACATTGTGTTTTATGACTTTTGTAATAATTTAAACCCCATAGAGTAGCATTTTTTTCTTTATCAAGTTCAAAATATTTGAATTGTATTTCTTGTTCGTTAATTTTGCCTTGTTCTAATTTTAAACGCAATAATTGTTCTTTTGTATTATCAACTAAATAAACATAACTATCATAGGTTTTAATGTGTCCTATCTCGTGTAATAATGCTATTATAGTATTATGTATAGGTTCATACTCAGGTAATGTTTTTAACCACTCCATAAAGCAATTATCAAACTTTGTTTGTCTTTTGTTGCTAACCCAAATCTCTTTTGTAGCAACGCAACATTGAAAAGCATGACCGCGATTTAATACAAGTTCTTCATCTATTGTATTAATAAAGTCTTGCATTAATTTCATTTCTTGCTCGGTAAAACGATATCTTTTTGACATTTTAATCACTCTTTCCCTTACAATTATATTATAATATATTTTAATTATTTTGTCAATAATTAATTTTCTTTTTCTTCTTCAACAATTGCGGTTTCCCAATTGTAAAAAGTGTCCCATGTGTCTATAATATCGTCATAGTCTCCATTTTTAATTTTTTCTTTTGCCTCTTCAATGTTATTAGCAATAACTATTCCATAACAAATAGATGTTCTTTCTACCTCAAATGAGAATTGTTTTTCTTCTTCCATAATTTTACCTTCTTTCTAATTTATTGTAATTGAAGAAGAATTATTCTTCTTCAATTACTTTTGAAAAATCTTTCCAAGTTGGTGTAACATTAAGATTTACAATAGTATTTCCTAATTTTTCTAAACTTGCTTTAAAGATTTCAATTTCAATGTCAATATCTTCAAGAGCAGTGTGTTCTTCTTGATAGTTAGCATTATTACTTAAATAAGCATAAATTGCTTGAGCGGTTGTCCTTACTCTTCCGCTATTAGTTATAAAAGCACTTTCTTTCATATTATTTAAAATGCCTTTATTATTAATACAATAATTTGTATAATCTTTTGAATAAGTTATTACTTTTGATATTTCCATTGTATCTAATAAATCTATATTATTAAATGGGTTTTCAATTCCAAACTCTTCAAATAATTGTGCCATAGCGTTTTTATCAAAACCGCCATTGTGAGCAACCATTATATCAATATTATATCTTTTAGCAATTTTGCTTATATCTTGTGATATTTCATTTACACTTAATATTTTATATCTTTTGTCATTTTTTATTTTTTCAAAATAACTAGGATATTTAGTAGCACTAAAAGTTGATAACATAATATATTTATTATTAAAGAACTTTCTAACTAGATAACTTTTTTCTTTAACAACTTTCATTGTTTCAGTGTCTAGTATTTTCATACCTATTTCAAAAGGTAACACACTTTTTTTAACATACAAACTACCTATTGTTTCAGTATCTATAAACATTAAATATCTTTTTGTTTGTAAGTCTATTTTCTTTGTAGTCATTTTTAATCAGTCCCTTTCTTTACTACATTATAAGTATATCACTTTTGCGGTATTGTGTCAATAGTTTTTTAACATTTTTTTATTTTTTTTTACTTTTAGGAATAATACAAATGTTCGTAGATACAAATATTCAATTGACAAAACCCTGTCATGTAAAGCAAGTGTAAAATCGGCGCGTGAGGATGGTGAGCGCGCCGTCAAGTCAATGTAAAGCAAATAAAAAAGTTGACATTTTGTCAACTTTTAATCTTGGAATAGACCAAGTTCTTCAGGTGAGTATGCCACATCAAGTTCCATACCTAGATACATAGTATCCTCTTTAAAATATGGAAACTCCATACTGAAATCATCCAAATCTACCATAATGTAATATCCAAGAATAGTTTTACTTTTATAAATGTAGTTAATTTTATTTTTAAAAGGTCTTAATACATTTGTTAGATATTTTTTTTCAATTTCATCTAAAATTGGTGTTTCATACTCAAATACTAATTTTATATTTTTGATATCTCTTGGTTGTTCTTTAAAAAACTTATGTAATTTTGCTTTTTCAAGGCTTGAAAAAGCAACATAACCCCAATTCACATTTAGTTTTTCAAAACTTTCAATTTTAAAACTTTTTGTTTTTCTCATTTTATTTTCCTTCTTTCTATAATTATTATACTAAATTATTAATCGGTTGTCAATATTTTTTTTATTTTTTCTCTAATTAATTGTTTTTGCATTTCATTAAGTTCTTTTAAATTATTCATGTAATTATCTAAATCAAAAAATGGGTCTATCATTAAAAATAAAATAAAACCTGCCCACTCGTCAATAGTTCTAGTTCTCATTACTATTCCTCCTTACATTATTATTATACTACCAATAGAATAATTTGTCAATAAAAAAAGAACATTTTTTGTTCTTTTTTTAATCTAAGATATCAGTATAGACTTTTAATAAATAAATACAAAAACAAGCAACAATAGTCCAAACTACTAAAACAACGTCATAAGTTTCATTTCCCATTGTTTCAATAGTAGTGGCAATGAATACAAACCAAGAACAAACAATAGTTCCTAGTAGTTCAACTACCCACTTTCTTAATTTACCTTTCTTGTTTTCCATACTTGTATCACCCTTTCTTAATTATATTATATCATAACTAAAAATAAAGTCAATAGGTTTTGTGAAGTTTTTGTTATTAGTGTAAAGTAAGTTTTCAATTACGGAAATGCCTTCATGTAAAGTAAGTGTCAATCGCGGCGCCCAGCGGTCATCCGCGCGCCGTCAAGCAAATGTAAAGTTTTTAGACAAATAAAAAGACTATTCGCGACTAGTCTTTTTATTAATTCACTTTACTTACTCTATTGAGAATAGTGAGAAAGAGTTTGGGCTGCGTTTCCTATTTCCGCCATACCGCCTTTTAGAGCAAGTAGAAGGACTTGCACCCTCAAGTAAAATGTTTACCGCCCCTAATAAATCATTTAATCTAAATAACTTATTACGAGAGGTAAAACTCTCTAAGAGCAATTAAAGTGCGTATTTAATTGCTCTTGGGTTTGCATTTCTACCATGCAATTTTTTATTTGTTTTACCCTTTCTTTTTAAGTTTGCCGCAGTTCTTGCGAATTGTGCTGCGTTCTTGTCAACAACGATTTTGTTAACTACTGGTCTACGCTTTGCCATTTTAATCACCTTTCCCTTTCCTTTATTACAATATTATTATAGCATAATCATTTTTAAATGTCAATACTTTTTTTAAAATTTTTTAATTTTTCTAACTAAGTTAGTATTTACTAAAAAGTAAATACTAACTTACGACAAGTTGGGAACTTATCGTTCACTAGTTGATTTAACTCAACAATAGTGATAGTTGATGGAACTTCCATCACTAGATAAGTATCACCATAACTGTCTAACTCTGGATTAGTTTCCAAAGCAGTTAGATGATAAACATTGAAACAACGTTCAATGAATAGAGTCATAGGCATAGGTAACACCTCCCTTTCCTTTCTTACATTATAATTATAGCAAATTAATTATTTATTGTCAATACTTTTTTTGCATTTTCTTCAAAAACTTTTTTAAGTTTTATTTGTTGGAACATTTTTTCTATTTCTTCGTGAGTTTTAATTCCGTCAACTCTTTTAAGAATAGTTATTTCCATTGGTAGTAATTCTTCAAAAGAACATACTCTAAAGATAATTCTTTTTATAGCATTTTTTGCTCTTGTGCTTAAGTATTCGCTTTCAAAATAATTTTCTTGTAATTTCATAATAATCAATTCCTTCCTTTATTACATTATTATTATATCATTAAAGTATTGTATTGTCAATACTTTTATTATCTTTTTTTTATTTTCTATTTGGTAGAAAATAAGTAAGACCCCTTGCTGATATTCTCAACAAGACTAGCAAGATTATTAACATGCAAACCCTGCAAAACGGCAAGATAGTTTTTAAAGACTTAATTGCTTTGGTCTTCCCTTATTACATTATTATTATATCATTTATTAATGTAATTGTCAACACTTTTTTTATTTTAAGAGTTGCTATTTGGTTGAACTCTTCAAAGTCCCTCAAGTGATTTCACACTTGAACTAGTAGATTAGTAACATTTCAACCTACGAAACGTCAACACCTTTTAAAGACTTAATTGAGTTGGTCTTTTCTTTATTACATTATTATTATATCACTATTGACTTTCTTTGTCAATAGTTTTTTTTTATTTTTTTTGAAGAACTTAGCAAGGACGAATTGCTAACAATTCATACTCACTATGGTGAAGTAAGAATTGCTTAGCCCATTGTCTTGCAGTGGTTTCCTTTTTGGCAACCAATGTTTCAACAAGGACTTCCTTGCTAGTTGTGTTAAGATACTTAATTATCCACATGATAATCACCTCTCCTTTATTACATTATCATTATACCACTATAGGTTCTCGATGTCAAGTCTTTTTAGTGAATTTTTTAATTTTCTTTCACTTTTTTTAGTTGCCTTTGTGTAGTATGAATATTGTTCACTACGATTTGTTTTAACTTGTAGACGACCTTTTTTTGGTTTAATGTGTAATACTATTTTTTTCATACTATCACTTCCTTACATTTTAATTATACCATAACTAGAAAATAAGTCAATAGTTTTTTATTAATTTTTTAATTTTTTTAATGCGGTTGCGGTCGGTCATACAATGGTTGACCTAGTCCCTTTCAGGAACAACCAACGCCGCCGCGTGTATCCATTTTCTCTTGACAAATGCTTGACATGTAAAGATCATGTAAAACTCGGCGCGCCACAACCGCACGCGCGCCATCAAACAACGTTGCCTGGTGTATCGTATTTTATTAAATAAAAAAAGGTTTAAATATCTCGGTTGACACGGGCTGTTCTACTTTATTTTCATACTACTAACTTTCGTTAGGTTGGGTTTGCACCAACAATTTCCCTCTCTCTTGTCAGGTGAGATATTTATTTACCTTTCCTTATTACATTTATATTATAGCAAATTGATTTTGATTTGTCAATAACTTTTTTAAATATTTTTTATAATTTAGTTATTTCTTTCTTCTATTATTTTTTTTATTTCTTGATATTCTTCAGGTTTGCAAATTTCAAAAAGTTTATTTATAAAATCTAATAATGCAGGAGAGTTAAACCCATGGTCACACTCACATGCGTCTAATTCTTCATAGATTTCTTCTAATTCTTCTTTTGTAAATGTTATTTGATATTTCATTTTAATCACCTTTTCCTTATTACATTATTATTATATCACTTTTGAAAATATTTGTCAATAGTTTTTTAATTATTTTTCAATAATTGCTTGAATTAAAAGTTCTTTTAATTCTTTTAATTCTTTATTGTATTTGTCATACAATTCAAAATCTTGTCTAGTCCAACGGTCTACCATTTCTAAGTAGAAAATTGTCTTTTCTAAATCCTCAATTTTATTTTTTAGTTCTTGTACTTTGTTATTCATAATTATAACCTCTCTTCCCTTTCTTCAATTATAGTATACCACTAAACCGACCGCCTTGTCAAGCGTTTTTAATAAAAAAATAAAAAAACTTTTAGGAAGTGTAAAGTTTGTGTCAAGTATCAATTTTAAAATCGCGAAATCGCCTCAATTTGCCCATTTCTAAAAATCGGCTCGCGCCGCGCCATTGCGAGCCGCCGCGTAAATAAAATGTCAAGTTCTTGTGAAACTTGACAAATCAATTGTTCTATTGACAAATTGATAACATTTGTTTTAGTCTTTTGATTTCTAAACCTTTCCAAATCTTTCTTGAGTTGTCTGCTTTAGAAGTTAACCTCTTAATGCCTGTTCCTCCAAAACTTTCCCACTCTTGAAGATTGCGTGTGTAGTCATCAAGTAAATAACAATCTTTATCAATAGAAATATTATATTTATTTTCTATTACCTTTGCTTTGTTTTCTCCAATTCTACAAAAAGTAATATTTTCTTCTTTAATGTTAAAAAGATATTTTTTTAACCAAATCATTTTATCTTTATCAGTTCTTTCATTTGAACTTGCTGAAATAATGTATAAATTATTATTCTTTGCTAATTCATTTATTATTTCAATGTCTTTGTATGCTTTCAAATTAGCAAAAAAATTAATTTCTTTTTCAAACCTGTTTATTGCGTTTGGCACATTGAACCTTGCTAATGTTCCATCCATGTCTAAAAAGATTTTTTTCATACTATCTCACTCCCTTGAAAAGTAAGTCTTATCTAAAAGACTTACCATACTTTGCTAATACCATTGAGTTAAAAATAATAATAGCAATGTTAACTAAGAAGAATAGTAGGTAGTCAACTGATAATTCACTATCAGCAGTTGTTGCTACTAAACCAATACTGATAAATGTAATTGTTAATAATAAGTTTTCAATTCCTTTTTTTAATGTTAATTGTTTTTTCATAATAATCATTTCCTTTTCTTTCTTTATCTTATTACATTATAATTATAACTCTTTTATTAGTTGTTGTCAATACTTTAAACACAACTTTTAAAACTTTACACTTGTTAATTAAATGCTTGTTGAAGAGTTCTTATTAGAACTCTTCTTCATCATCTTCATACTTTTCTTCAAGCAGTTTAGTTTCTAACGCCTCTATCTTGTCGTATAGGTTAGATACATTCTCGTATCTTTTTTCTTGGTCAACTGGTATTTGTGTTAACTCTTTTAAAAGTCCTTTTCTAATGTTTGTTAATTCTTCTAATGTTAATGTTAAATCTATCATAATCAATCTCTCTCTTTCTTTCAATTATAGTATATCAAATTATAGTTATTTTGTCAATAGTTTTTTAAAAGTTTTTTTATTTATTTTTTTAATTGCAAAACAAACAAATGTTTGTATTCAATTAGTTCTTCAAAATTGTTTGTTTTGCTGAAAAACAAAGTTTTGTGAAATTTTATTTTTTGCTTTAAGTTCAAATTTTATTTTACAAATACTTGACATGTCAACCCTATGTAAATCTCGGCACGCAAGGAAGGTATACGTGCCTGTGGAACGTAGTGTTCGAGAGATCCTAGGGGCGTGGAGTTTTGGGATTTTTATGGAGGTCAAAGAAAAATGTGCTTTGCCTGCTCATCACTCTCTCCAAATAATTTTTTAAATTCAAAATACGTACATGTACATCCAAAACCAAAAAACGATATTTTCTATTTAAACCCCTTAAACATTCTTGACAAAAAGAAAATTTTATGGTAGAATATAAGTAACAATAAAGGAGGTCTCATTATGGAAACAAGAAAATTAGATTACTCGATAAAAAGCGCAACAGACCGCCGCATTTTTGTCGATGAATTATTACCAACTTTAACTAAACAACAACTTCATAGCAAAAAATATCTTGAAATTTTAGCTGATTATATTGTTTCCGCAATGACTCCAGAAGAAAAGAAAGCCAAACTTATCTTAACTGAAAACAGAATGGTTACTGTTAATAAACGTGAAACCTCTTTCCAAAGACTTGCGGACAAGTTTGAAAATGGTGAAGATGGTTTATACAACATTACTATTGAAAATGATAAAAATGTATTATTAACACATAAAAAAGAAATAAGTGATAAAGATTTAGCGGAAATCCAAGCATTAAGAGATTTAAAAGAAAGTATAAAAATAGTAGAAGAATTAGAGAAAGCGGCAACCGGTAAGGAAAGATATAAACTTAAAAAATGATTAATCGAATTGCATCAAGAGCAATATGTAGTTAAAGATGCTTATAAACCTTCAATGGGCGGAAGTAGCAATACAATAAAAAATTTAACAAGAGCAAGATTAGATGAACATATTAGTTGTTGCGGCAATGGCGATCCTGAGAGCGATTGTCTAGTCTCATTCTTCGAACCATCGCACATTTGCGCACTTTTATGCAACTATTCTGCTTTAAAAGAAGATTGCTGAGGTAAATTTGATTCTGACTTTTGATATCTAATGGAAGATTTAGATGATTTAGTTGATCGTACATTAGAAGAAAAATATCCTTTATATTATAAACTTTTAATTTATAAAATAGATGGAAAAAGTAATGCGGAAATCCAAGAATTATTAACTGCGGAATTCGGTATTACCTATACTGTTGAATATATTTCTTCATTATGGCGCAATAAAATCCCTAAAATGATTGCGGAAAAAGCAAAAGAAGACTATTTAATATGATATTATACTTATAAAGAATATGGTAAATGGAAAAGATGCTCTAGATGTGGGCAAATAAAATTAGCTCATAGCCGTTTCTTTTCAAAAAACAATACTTCAAAAGATGGCTTTTATTCAATATGTAAAGAATGCCGCAATAAGAAGAAGTAACAGGGGGTGCGGAAATGGCAGTTGTAGAAATGAAAACATGCGTTAAGTGCGGAAAGACCAAAAAAGCAGATTTAGATTTTTATAAAAGAAAAGATGGTACTCGCACAGACTTATGTAAAAGTTGTTTAACAATGCACATTGATAATTTTGATCCAGATACTTTTTTATGGATTTTAGAAGATCTAGATATTCCTTATATACCCGAAGAATGAAATGTAATTCGTGATAAAGCATTTGCTTTAGCTAAATCAAAAGGTAAAATTTTAGATGGAATGTCTGTTTTTGGTAAATATTTATCAAAAATGAAATTAAAACAATGAATGAGATATCATTGAGCTGATTCAGAAATGCTTCAAAGAGAAAATGAAGAAAAGAAACAAATTGCGGCGGAGGGTCGTGCTGAGTATGAAGCTGGACTTAAAGAGCAATTAGAACGAGGCGAAATTAATCAAGCTCAATATGATACTTTAGTAAGTACACCTACTCAAAATGAAGAACTTTACTATGCAGATCCAACTCCGCCACCAGAGGCAGCAAATCCTTATGGAGATGGAAGTCAATTTGTTGATGAGTCTATTTTTGATGAGGCTGTTCAATCACTAACTGATGATGATAAAATTTATCTAGCTACAAAATGAGGAAGAACTTATACTCCTTTTGAATGAATTGAATTAGAGAAAAAGTATAAGGAAATGACTGAGTCTTTTGATATTCAAGATGCCGATACTATTAATACTTTAATTTTAATTTGTAAAACTAATTTAAAAATGAACCAATTTTTAGATGGCGGAGATGTTGATGGATTCCAGAAGGTATCTAGAGTTAATGAAAATTTAAGAAAGTCAGCAAAATTCACTGCTGCTCAAAATAAAGATCAAAAGAGCGAGTTTGTTAATTCAATAGGTGAGCTTGTTGATTATTGTGAAAAATGCGGCGGGGCGATTCCGAGATATACTATCGAGGCTCCGCAAGATATTATCGATAAAGTTATTCAAGATTTAAAAGATTATACTAAAGGTTTAATTTATGAAGATAAATCTCTAGCTAAACAAATTGAAGATTTCTTAAAACGTAATGAAAATTTAAAACAACAAAAGCAAGATTTAAAAGAAGCTAAAGAGCGTGGAGATGACATTATTACTTTAAGTGACCAAGATATTTTAGACCATGAAAATAATATGGCTCAACAAAAAGAACATGATGAGCAAATTTATAATGGAGATGATTTCTAATGGCATTAGCAGATTTATTAAATATCTCTTCATCCCAAGAGTCTCTTGGTCAAAAACAAGGATTATCTAAAGAACGTGTAGATGCACAATTAGATAATATCCGCAATCTAATAGCTTTTTATCGAGAATATCCAGATATTTTTATAGATCAAATCAAAGGACCGGATTGTCCTTTTAGATTTTATTTTTATCAACGAATATTTTTACGTATTGTAATGCGCCATAGATATGTATATGCAACTTTCCCTCGTGCATATTCTAAATCTTTTTTAACTATGATGGCGCTTTTTATTCGTTGTATTTTATATCCTAACTCACATTTATTTGTTACAACAGGTGGAAAAGAGCAAGCGGCAAGTATTACAATAGCTAAAATAGATGAAATTTGTCATCTTATTCCTGCTCTTGAGGGGGAAATAAACTGGGAACGTGGAGTTTCTAAAAAATCAAAAAATGATGTTAAATATATATTTAAAAATGGTTCTGTTATAGACATACTTGCGGCGAGTGAAAGATCAAGAGGTCAACGTCGTACGGGTGGTGTAATGGAAGAATGTGTTTCTATTGATCAAACAATATTGAATGAAGTTATTATTCCAACAACAAACGTTGATAGATTGCTTTCTGATGGAACTAGACACAAAGAAGAAAAAGTAAATAAAAGTCAAGTTTATATCACAACTGCAGGATGAAAAAATTCATTTGCTTTTGAAAAGTTAATTGAGCTTTTGATTCAATCAATTCTTGATCCTGATAATGTAATGATTATGGGTGGAACTTATGAAACGCCAGTTACAGAAGGATTATTAGATGAAGATTTCGTAGATACTTTAAAATTAAATGGTACTTATCAAGAGGACTCATTTGATCGTGAATATCGAAGTAAATGGAGCGGAGATGTGGAAAATGCTTTCTACTCATCTGAGAAATTTGAAAAACATAGAGTTCTATTACAACCTGAATATGAATATAGCGGAAGAAGTAATAAAAATTCTTATTATATACTTGGAGTCGATGTAGGTAGAGTTGGATGTACAACAGAAGTTTGTGTATTTAAAGTAACTCCGCAATTACAAGGCTCCGCATTAAAGAGCTTGGTTAATTTGTATACTTATGAGGCTGAACATTTTGAAGCTCAAGCTATACACATTAAAAGATTATTTTATAAATATAACGCTAGAGCAATAGCAATCGATGCTAATGGTTTAGGTGTTGGTTTAGTTGACTTTATGACACTTCAACAAGTTGATCCAGAAACAGGAGATACATTACCTGCTTTTGGCGTTGAAGGTGGAACTTATGAAGAAGCAAAAGAACAATATAAAAAAGTAAAAGGTGCTGGTGTTGAAGAAGATGTATTGTTCTTAATTAAAGCTAATGCGCCTATAAATACTGAAGCATATAGTTATGCGCAAGCGCAAATGGCTGGTGGAAAGATTAAATTTTTAGTTGATGAAGTTCAAGCAAGAACTAAATTAATGTCAACACGCGGCGGCCAGAATATGGAGCCAGAACAAAGAAATATTTATCTACAACCTTTTCAATATACTACAATTTTAAAAAATCAAATGTTGAATTTAGTTCAAGAAAATGATGGTACAAATATTATTTTAAAGCAATCTAATCGTGGTATTAAAAAGGATAAATTTTCAGCCTTTATTTATGGTTTATATTGGGTTAAACTAGAAGAAGATAAAAAAAGAAAAAAGAAAACTAGAGATATTAGCCAACTAATGTTTTTTGGTTAGTTGGGCAGATTTAACTGATTTATTTAATAAAATATTAATATATTTATAGAAATATTTTAGTGGCCTATTTTTCTAAAGGAGGAGCACTATGAGAGCTAGTCAAGGAGAGATAAAAATTGAAGAAGTATTACAAAATGCTGGTTTAGTTTTTGAAGAGGAGTATTCTTTTCCAGATCTTGTTAGTACCTCCGGCCACCCATTAAGATTTGATTTTGCAATTTTTGATGATGACCATGAATTATTATTCTTAATTGAATATCAAGGAATTCAACATTATCAACCTAAAAGCAAGTTTGGTGGGTATACGGGATTGCGCAAACAACAATTCCATGATATGCAAAAACGTGAATACTGTAGAAAGCATAATATTATTTTAATTGAAATTCCTTATACATTAGAAGGTAGAATTAATTATGATTATATTATGAACCTTTATTATGCTAAAGGTGGTTTTTAGTTTTTGACATCTCAAGAAAAATATGTTATACTAAAATAGAAGATTTAGAAGTGAGGTGTCTATCTTGATAAATAATAGAAAAGAAATTATAAAGAAAAAAGGCTTTTCAATATTGTCTGTAGACAATGATAGCGCCCAATTAGCTGAAAGTCAAACTGGCTTTGTTCCAGTAGATTTTTCAAAATTAAAAGTGGGGAATATGACTTTAGAAAATGCAGTTTTAAATTTAAGTGCTTTTTCTAAAACTGATACTAGATTAGGAAGTAGAGCGACTATTTTAAAAGCTATACATGATAATGATGTTGCAACTCAAAGAGCTGTTTCTAATTATTTTTTTGGAATAAGCGGAATTTATGCAAGATTATGTAAGTATTTAGCTTATATGTATAGATATGATTGAATGGTTACTCCTTATTTTAATGATAAGGCAAATGATAAAGATGAAAATGATGCTTTAGAAGCATTTTATAAAATGTTAAGATATCTAGATAATTCAGAATTGAAAAAGTTATTTGGTGAAATGGCATTAAAAGTTATTAAAGATGGATGTTTTTATGGTATCCTATTATCTACTGAAAAGAGAATTTAT